ATAAGTGGTGGATGCCCCGACACGGTATTCTTTCTCGATATTTGCAAGGTACGTTTCGTTTATCAGTTCAGTGAGAAGGCGAATATGCTGGAACAGAAAGGAGGTGAGAATGGATAATACTACCGTTAATGGAATTGTACTCAACGATTCCATATCTAATTGCTTATTGAAATTGCAAAATAATCGAGCAGCATCTCTTGCAGAATTGTTGGATGATAGTATCGGCTTTCTTCTTGAATACAGTGGTTATTTCTATGACAATTCAAAAACATTTTTGGATGTTTTAGCAACATTACATAATGCCCGTACCGAATTTTTAGGCCTTATCCCTAATCAGAAAGGAGGTGCCCAATGAAAAAGCCTATAGGATTCCGTTCTTATCAAAACGACGAAGAACCGGACAAACGAGACGAATTGGAGAAGCAACAAGCCGAGCGGCAGAAAGCCATAGCAAACTTCATCGGCCAGAACTATTCACCCATCGGTACCACTTCACAGAAATGTTACAAGACCACCGCTGAACTGGTATATGAGCTGTCGAACATTGTCGATGTCGCTCCGATGGCGCTGGCCAAACAACTGGCTGATGCCGGGTACCATGTAGAATATTTGGCAGGACAACCCTACTGGGTGATGTACGAGAGAGCATAAATTCGTGCGGCTGCACCTCATTTTGTACGAACTTGTACAAATCGGTGCAGCCGCATTTATTTGATAAATAAAACGTTATGAATCATCCGCACGATTGTACGGCTTTTGGCCCCTATTATAGGGTGAAGCTATTGAAACATTGCATGCCTTCCCGCTTGCTCTCATCCATGACGTGCGCATAAATCATCGTTTCCCGGATATTGCTATGTCCAAGCAATTTTTGCAGGCTGGATAAGTCTTTTGTTTTCCGGAGATAAATAGTTGCAAACGTATGTCTTCCTGTCTTGGCCGATATTTTTTTGTTAATCCCCAGTTCTTTGGCAATGGCCTTCAACTGTCGGTTAACGACCTGGTCACATTGAACGTTCCTGAACAGACGTCCTTCTTCCCTACCCTCTGCCCATTCTTCCAGAAGTTTTTCCGCAGGTACCGGCATCGGAATCTTTATCGGTTCCGGTTTACAGTTCCGGTTCTTCACACGGTAGTAAGTCAGCACATCATTGTTTACCTGCTCGATACAGAACATACGTGCATCCGTAATGTGCATGCTCGTGAAACACATGAAAAGGAAGAAGGCCAAGGTCAGCTGAAGCTTTTCCGGCAATGTTCTTTGATAGTATAATTGCACAAACTGCATCAGCTCCTCCTCTGTCAGATAGTCCACATCGCTTTTTATTCTTTTGATATGGAATTCCTGGAAAGGATTTTCTTCTATATAGCCCTTTCTGTAGGCTGCAGTGACATATATCTTGATGGTGGACATATTACGTTGTGCGGTTATCTCCGTATTTCCAAGCTCCTTTTTCATGTAAATCAGGTAGTCAGTCAGATAATCCGGAGTAAGGTCCCGGAACTGTAACAGTTCATTATATGCCTTGAACTTTTTCATACAGCTCAGATGATGCTTGAACGTTCCCATCTCTATTCGCCGGCTGTAGGTTTTCATATGCTCCTTCACGAAATCATGGAAAGTCTTATAATCACTTGGATTGTTATACTCCCGCATGAAAATATCTTTTGTCAAAGCCTGGTTCCTCAGCCGGAACTTCACCAATATATCGTTGACACGTGCTTTCAGGTTACTCACAATAAGATTTATATCCTTTGCTTCCTTACTGTTTCCTTTGAGAAGTCCGCTTTTCTCGTCAAATTTAGCAGCAGGCACAGACACTTTGCAAGGAAGCATTAACTTTTCCTTACCGAGATAAAAGGTTATATATAGCGGAGCATTGCCCTCTTTGGTCAATCTCTGCTTGTTCTGGATGACTCTTACCGTACTCATTTTTGTTTTCTAAATTATTTCTACCCACCGGAAAAGTGGAACTACGGAAAGCTGTGTTTCTGCTATGTTACCTACTTTTTGCACAAATTCTGTCGAAATTGGCAAGGTAGTAAATCGTTGATACCCAGCTAAACGACGAAAGGCAAGCAGTCTTTTTATCGACTACTTGCCTTATCGTTGTGATTCCGTTGCGATTCGGAATATAAAATACTATAAAACCAATACATATAACATTATATTAAAAATCAGAGTAATATAAAAATATTATATTGCATACCATTGCATTATGTTGTGCAATATTTGAACTGAGTTGTGCAATTTATGTATATTTGCACAACCGATATAACAGAGAATATATGACTACAGTAAAAGCATTTATAAGAACTGGGAAGAAAGATAAAGAAGTAAATGTCAGATTTCGATTATCTGATGGACGCAATGTACAGTTATTCCACAAATCAGACATTATGGTCTCTCCTACTCTTTGGGATGCCAAGACTGAAAAATATAAGGCTAAAAGTATTATAAAGTTAGACATAAGAACATCATTTAACACATCTATTGAAGAACGGAAGAATCTAATTTTATCCATTTATGGGAGCAACAAAGAATTAACCAGTGAAAAACTGGAAATCTTAATAGACCAGCACTTACATCCTGAAAAATATAACATCAGCAGTGAAGAGGAATCCATGTGTAGTATGTTCCAACGCTATGTTGACGGATGGCTAAATGCAGGTGTAATAGGTCCTGGCAGAAAGAAACATTACGATGTAGTGATAAGGGAACTGACTCGATTCCTCATTATCAATGGCATTGACGGGTTGCCGGTCAATGAATTCAATAAGGAACATATTCTAAATTTTCGTGATTTTCTACGCAAAGAATACACTCTGGTTGAAAAATTTCCAGAACTGTACGCAGAAATGAATAAGCGGAATATACCATCAAAGGAAAGAAGCCAGAATACAATTGCTGAGAAACTATTATTATTACAAGCATTTATGGTGGAGCTTGAAAGTAATGATGTTATTCCCGTATCTCCTTTCCGGAAGATAGGAAAAGAAAAAGAGTCCATTATGAAGCAACAATATGACGAGCCTTTCTTTCTCACCAAAACAGAATTCAATGAAGTAGTCCACAAAGAATGTCCCGAAACATTGCAGCGAGTAAAAGATGTATTCGTTGTTCAATGTTGTTTCGGTTGCCGTATAGGTGATTTCAGACGATTCACTTTTGATAATATCAGCATTGAAGAAGGAATACCTTACATTCATTATTTACCTCAAAAAACGCACAAGGATGGACTTATACGCACTGAGATAAAAACTCCCATCATTCGTATTGCTTATAATATTATTATGAAGTATAAAGGTAGGCTACCAAGCAATGCTTTGTTACCCTATTATCCTGATGGCAATGGTGAAACCGGGTACAATTATCAAATAAAAAAACTACTTGAATACTGTGAGATTAGCCGGAAAGTGGCAATGTTTAGTGCGGCATTGGGAACAAATGAGTACAAATCCATATATGAGATTGCAAGCAGTAAACTTGCCCGTAAAACTCATGTAGATTTAATGAATAAAGTTCAGATAGATAAATACGCAGCAGGACTTCATGCAAAAGGCAGCGGAGCTGTAGACAGATATACCGGATTAGGTATAAAAGAACGTTTTATTTTAATGTGTGCGGCTTTTGGCTGTAATCAGTATGAAGTTGACGATGATTTATCTGTAATGGAATAGGCTCACTTAGTATCTCATATTGATACTCTGTTATTTGACACCATCCCCGTAGTTGAGCCGCTACGGGGATTTTTACTGAAAGAGGAGCGATTCATTCAACTGCCTTTTCCACAATCTCCATCACTACATGGCTTGACTCCAACCAGAGCCAATACCACAACCAAAGCATAATCCCACCCAACCAAACAAAAGCCACATCAATATAGTACAAATTTAATATCCTGCTAACCAATACGCATAAGAGTTCTCCGCAAAGCACATAGGCAGCAACCATAGTAACAAGCTGGTCATTGGCAACAGTTATCAAAACCAGAATGCCTATAACGGGAAGAAGGGAAATACAATCAATTAGAAGTTGTTGTTTGTCATTCATAATACAATAGGGATTAGAATACAAATATAAACATTATTTTGTATAAAACAACCCTCTATAATAGGAATTTCTGACGAAAAAGAAACGAACTATTATTACAATATAAACAAAAAGAGCGACTATTCAGCCGCCCCTTTCGCATTAACGAGATAGACATAAAAGCATCTCGAATCATCTCTGTAGATGGATGCCGAACCACTACAGAGTTTCCATTCATTCTACAGTTTCTCCTTTTTCATTCAGAAGTACCGTTACTTCTTCAGTGGATTGATTTTCCTCGGTGATGGTCAACACAACCTTATAAATCTTACCGGTTTCTTTCTCGGAAATGAAAGCCTCCTTTATTACAGCCCCCTCATAGTCCTTAGCCAAGACATTCATAACTGCCTGAGGCAAGTCTTTTACTTCCACTTTTGTGAACTCATCCTGAGGATTTTGCTGAGTTTGCTCTACAGACTGTGTTCCAGAAACCACGTAAGCAAATGCTACTGAACTGCCTAATCCCATAACCATTGCTAATGCTACCAATACTTTTTTCATAATCGTAAGTTTTAAGTAAATAAATATAGTTTTTGTATTAACTATAGGACAAACGATATGCCATGATGTACATCAGCACATAATACATTATACATCAGCATATTATAAAAACAAGAAGGAATAATTATGTGTGGAAATATGTGGAACTGAGTACCACACATGGGGAATAATTACACAATATGGATTACTTAATTCCTGGGAAATGGAACAAGGCAGCTGAATAAGCTGCCCCTTCTATAAAACAGTCAACAAACAGACATTCACTAATCAAATGACATAAACATAAGCATAAATAACCCGGCTAAAGCCATAGCAAATGCAATTACCATACAAAACTCTTTTTTCATAACTAATAATTTGGTTAAACACATATTTCCATCGCACGTTCAACAACGCACTCTTGTCTCCGACAAAACCTCAGCCGCATAAAAGCTGAGGTCCAGCATGTTCCTTTCAATATATACAATCAATTAGAGCACACAATGTTGGAACATTCTGTAAATCCAGTATAAAGAAACTGCAATGGCTGAAAGAAGGACTATACTAACACTATATACCAGATTCTACTATAAAGACAACTGCTTTTCTGAAATTCCCTACGTGACTTAAGGGAATTTTATAAAAGAAAGGGCACGCAAACGAAAAAACTCAGTAGAAGTTAGGGTAGGCGAATAAATACAAAGGGCTATTTATTTAACCCTTTTCTTTCGCAATATATTTATCATAACCCTTTTGCCAAAAATACATATCTATAATCTTCATTGAAGGATAAGAATATTCCAGTTTTACTTGAATTAGATTCTGGTATTGTTGTATATCATCTTTATTCCTTTCGGAAAATTCAATTATCCGTCTCAACAGTCTTTCATCAAACGACTTACTTTGGTAAACACCAAATCCTTTTTTAAAGAAGTTATCCATAGCAGGGACACAGCCTATAGTACCAAGCATAATTTTAGTAATCAACGTATCTGTAGCATTAAGGCTTAAAGATGAAGTATTTTCCGGTTTATAATATGTGATTTTACTGTAGTAATCCTTGAGCGCATTGTACAACTCCATTATTTGAGAAACATCATCCATTGTAAACCATTCTTTTCGTAGGGAATGAAAATTCCTTATTATGTTTACGGCATCCATATGAATCGTATAATCTTTCCAAAGTATTCCACAACTACCTCTATACATTCCCCAACTCGCTAAATAAAAAGCAAGGTGAAGAGATAAATAATCTACTGAATCTGAATTACCGAATACCGTATAGCAATATTCCCATGATTTAAAACGATGATTTGAGTCTTGAACCATATTACTCAAATATTTGTCAACGCTACTTTTTTCTATATCTAAAATAGGAGAGGTCATTTCTATATAGCTAATTGTTTGACTCAATAAATTCCTTCAACCGATATAATCTATCAATGGCCGGATTATAGAAAGCATCCGGATAATGCTGCTTAATATCGCAGATATTCGCATTAACATACAGAGAGGTGTCGATGATGTGTTCCGATTCGCTTAATGTCACTTCTTTGGGCAATTGTGCGTTCTCAGCCCATTTCATTAAGGCATTCACGCTTTCTTCGTCATAATTGTATGCCATATTTTTTTGTTGCAAAGATAAATCATAGCAGAGAGAAGCCAAAGAAAAAAGGTCGCTTATTGGACTGCTTTACCTATCAAAACCTTACGATGTAAGAATGATGGATGCCTATTACCTAATCCCACCAAGAAAACAACTTGTAAGTTCTGATTTTATTATATAGATACCATGCCTTATATCTTCTCAATTCCTCTTTATGAATAATTTCAATATCATAATCATCTGTTGGGAAATTGAATAGACAGAACCTTGATGCGTTTTTAGTGTTAATGTACAAATTCCTACAAGCTATTACATGTGGACTTTCTACCATTTCATACATACCGTCATCCCTACGTATAGTCTTCATTCCTGAAAATTCCAACAGCAAATTATCCTTTTCGAGCACAATATCCAATAGGCCAATGCAAAGTTGCAAGTCTCTTGCCACTATAGGCATTTTATCCGAACGCGTACACTTTTTAAAGTATTCATACATTTCTATTATTTTCTTGCGCTCTATTTCCAATAAAAACGTATAATCCCAATCAAAATCCTTTTCTAAAAGCCTGCACCACGAATTAATCTTTGCACGTTTATAGTTGGACTCAGACCTATTTCTTCTTTGTTTCATATCTAATACTATTATTATTTGTTCTTACTTTCAGATAATCATATTTGAGTTTGTATCAACTTAGATATAAAAGAAAGTAGGCACTGGAATACTTTTAACTAATCATTTCTTGTATAAAAAGCCCCGACGGAAGCCGGGGCATATATACGATTAAAGCTTCGTGAATTTATTAATCGTCAATTATATCAGAAACCTCTCCGTCCTCACTTTCTGAAGAAATATCTTCTTTACTGTCAGACACAAAATTGTTTTCTGGATTAGTCAATAAATCTATCTCTTTATCAAATAATTTAAAGATTCGTTTAGTCACCATGAGTATATTCATAATCAAATGAATAATTCCACCATAGAATAATACGCCGAAAATTAACAAATAAATAAAATGAACTGTAATCTCTATAGAAAAGACAGTACCACATATGGGGGATATAAAATTGTACTGATAAAGCACACATCTATCTCCTATACTTAAACTCATCAATAATGATAGAACCAACAGGAATAAAGATATGGGGATAAGGTAACATATATTATAAAAGGTTTCCTTTATTAATGGTATTCTTTCCTTATTATGACGAGTTTTAATTTTATTCATTACGAATGAAATTAATGTTGCCAACAAACTAATAAATATAGGAATAAATATAGATAAGAAAAGAGTAAGAATACCTAAAATACTTTTAGTATCACTATAGAATAGTATACTGCAGAGAAAACCTAATAATAAAGGGAATCTTATGAAAATCCATTTATTATTAGAATCCACCTTCAGTATTTCATTTTGCTTTTGAAGGATATCTCTTATGTTTATAAAAGTAAACCTCATTTATTCAAACACCTTAAATTCTGTATTATTAGTAATAAACAATTTGGTAGCTTTCTTGATTGAAGAATAATCTGAAAAACCTTTTTCATTATCCTTTACCTCGATTTCATAATAAGGATGAATGATATTCTTATTCTCATTACCTAAATACAAGGTTCTAGTTTTTCCACCTGCAATACTCGCAGTAACTTTCTTCGTCGAGTCTTCAAATATAGCATTTAAATCTGGAGAATCAAAAAGAAATTTTCCTGAATTAATCATTTCCTTAACTTTTTTTTCTTTTATTTCCCCCATACCATTCTTAAACTTCATCGTCAATTCTATCGTAAAATCTTCAGAATTTAATCCTCCAAAATATCGTTCAGCAGCGTCTGTATGTATAGAATTGGCAGATAAGGATAAAGAGTTATACCTACCCTCTTTCAACTTTTTTAAATACGATGTCAATACGACAGCATTCCTATCAATTATATATAAATCTTCAACCTGAAAATGATAATTAAAAAATGAAATTAAAATACTTCGAAGTAAAGGATAGATACCATTATTATCTACACGTTCCAATATTAACAAAGCCTTATTGCCCTTTCGCGGAATCTGAATATAATAAAAAAAAGGCTTAAGTATTGCTTTGCTTTTACCTAAAAGAATCTTTTTCGTTTCATCTTTTGGGTCATCTTTGTCTACTGCCTCATACTCTTTCCCATAGTATCCAGTCTCAATAATGCCACATAGATATCTCTTTTTATCATTATGACTATGGTCTTTAGGAGGAATTCTTACTGTCATTTTTTCCGCAGGAAGATCTCCTGTAATATTCTTATCTATATATTTAATGAAACTAACATTGTCATGAGCCATTAAATCATAAATATCAGGAGAATCAGAAAATAACAAAGGGTCCTTTTCTCTTTTTCTTCTTACAGTAATAGTGTAAGCTTCTATTGTTGTTTTCATACTTATTAGAAATGGCGAATCCCTTATCACTGCGTGCCAAAAGGTTTATCTACAACCTTAATCCGATTTTACGGATTACACAATGAAAAGGGATTCATTTTTAAGATATATTTATTTGGCGGCACTAAAATACGTATTTTAGTGCAGAAAACAAAGATTCACCAAAAAATATCTTAACAGAACATTCTGTTTTTGTTTTTCCCACATTCCAATTACCACATGAATAAGTTGCAGCTTACCCCTACACCTACATACATTCCACTCGGATAGCCATACCCAGCCTGCAAACCAAAGCCCCACCGCTTCTTCTTCGACTTGATGGCGACTGGATGGTATATATCATTCGTCACCGTCTGATACACCGTCTTAGGGAATATCTGTAAACTATCCAGCCGAGGGTCAACATATCCGCTCACCACAGCACGATACGAGCTGTCTCTATATATCACTTGCTTACGATGAAGCAAGGTATCACCTATCCGTGTCGTATCATCCGGCACGAAACGCCAGAACACAGCCATCGGTGCAGAGATAAGAACAGTATCTACCTTGACAACCGTCTTTATCTTCGTCTCTACACGAACTTCAGCCGGAGGCTGCTCATGCGGACGGAACCAAGCCGCCACACAAGCAATAACCAGCAGTACAATTAATATCCACGGTAACTTTTTCATTCCTCGAACCTTAAATCGTTTATACGGTTCATCCACCCCCGTTTGAATTTATTGTTCGCCGGACGAGAACGGCATATATCTTCGATGAAGTCGAACCGTGCAATCTTAATCATGTCGAACAACTCACGCGGGTTCCTGGCATTCACCGCAGCAATGGTCTTGGGTCCTACTATGCCATCCACAGTAACACCAAGCAAGCGTTGAGGTATCTTTATTCCATGCGTACCGGATGCCCACACCCAATCGACAAGGATATTTGCTACGGACTGGCTTGTTATCAAATCTGCCTTCCATCTGTCCCAATAATGCGGCTTGAGCACCCGTTTAACGACATCCTCACGGGTAAGCAGATGCAGGTCATCCACGTCTATATCACCGTCACCGTCCTTGTCATAGCCGCATGACTTCCACGTACCGATAGTCACACCCATATTCGTAGCACCTCCAAGGTCTGCCGGGTCATTCACGAAACCGCCTTCCCATTTGAGAATCCACGGCGCTAATTTATACACATTCGCCATTCTTATTTTCCTCCTTGATTTTTGGTTTTACATAAAAATACAATATATTTGCAAACGCCTTTGTTTAAACTTTAAGTTGTGTAGTATTAAGGGAAAGGGAGTCGTTGTGAAACACCTTCCTTTCCGCGAATCAGTAGCCGTTTTGCGGTTCTCTGTCACCGCATTTCTTCCTCTCACACCGTTTAAGCGCCAGTTCCAGTTTCAGGTCAGAATTAGTCTCCTTCAGTGTAAACAATTCATCCTGCACCTTACGGAGCCGGTCTGTCTGCTCCACAAATCGCTGTTCCTTCTCCGAAAGCTGCTTCTGCAGGAACTCGTTGTACTCCCGTAATGCCTTGAACTCCTCGGCATCAGCATGCGCGTCCTCAATACGCGCGTTGGTCTTACGGGACATCCACCACTTGATAAGCTGCTTTATGCCCTCGATACCACCGAGGGCGGTCATCAACATAATCCAATCATTCACTCCCATTCCTTCAAGTCTAACAGTTGATACAAATTATAAACACTCCCACATAAGCACAAGCAAACGCAGCCAACTCTGCCCAGAACAGCCATTTCCGGTATTTCAATATGAAAAGTCCGGCAATCGGGAATGCAATGGTCGGCAGATACCACATCCCGGCAAAACATACCCAGAGAATTGTGGCCAACCCCGAGGCGACAGTACCCACATAGTGAACTTTACTTTGGAACTCCTCTTTGAACAGCGGTGCCGTCCCTACGAACATCAGCCCTCCACAAGCCAGGAAAGCAAGAAACTGAAAGCTCTCATTGGAGCAATCAATCCATACCGGTATAAGCAGCATGGCAGGAACAACCATCGCCGCCTGAAACAGCCACGCCGGGCGGTTCCGTTTCTTCAGTTGATAGTAGGTGTCAGAGAGAGACCAGGACACTCCGCACACTCTCACCGCATACATTATGTACATAGTGAGCAAAAACAGCGACATAAAATATAAGTAAATCATAAGCCATCAATTTAAAGGTTGAACACTAATTTTTCAGGATAACCAAAAGTGTAATCATACGCTCCGACCTCCTCTTTCGTAGCAAGTCCCATAACCACAGCCAGATGTTCCTGCGTGACATTATAGCATTCCAAGGCATACAGTTCCAGTGCGGCCAGCATCTGCAAGGCAAGAGGAATGGGGATTACATACTTCACGGTATCATACCACAGCACGGTTGTCTCCTTACCCACAGCCTGCTCGATAGTAATTGAGTTCACCAGTCCTACCCGCGTATCCTTGTCAAGCCACATCCGCTTACCACCAAGCGTAAAGGAATTCACGGCATCGGACCCGTCGTAAACAGCAATTTCATTGACCTTCGCGCTCTTCACACCCTCCAAAGTCGGCTCATAGGGAGGGATTAATTCACATTCAAGAATTTCCTTTGCAGACGCTGCCGGATGGGTTTCATAAAATGCTTTTTGTTCCGCATTCAACGGTACCCAGGCTCCATTCAGGTAATCCTCATAGGTTGTACCCACTTCATAGTTTCCGTCCAGTTCAAAATCAAGACGGACAACTTTCTCCTCTGAATAAATATGTATATATTGCATTATTGTTAAAGCCTATTTTTATTCATTATGATAAATCGGTAATTCGCTCTAATACCTGATGTAAGCGGTGCCGTATTTATTTCAGTAAATGAGCCCAGATAATCCGAAGATTTGAACATACGATACGGAGAAGAACTTTCCTGTGCTATCGCATACTTTCCGTCAGACGAAAGCCCCAAAGCAAAGCTATTGCCAATAACGGAATGCTTCAATGCCCAGGTTTTTCCGTAATCGGCGGATATACGTGCACCGGAATAAGAGTACCCTCCCTCTATAACCATATATTTCCCGTCATAGGATATGGCCAATGTACGGGCAGAGAAACTCGAATCGGTAATTTTAGTCCACGTCTTCCCATAATCCCCGGAATAATAGGCATAGTATAACTTTGATGAACTCTCCCTGTTGCAGCAACACAACATGTATTTGCCGTCACCGGAAATGGCAATCTTTGTGATAGGCCCCCTGAATATTTCACTGCTGAAAGTTTCTCCATAATCGGAAGATATAAACAGCTCATGGGTAGTATAATAGGGAGAATTTGACGCATATGCCACTACGTATCTGCCGGAATGGGACATTTCCACCCCCATGAGAGGCACGGTATTGTCTTTTAATCCATTGGAGACCCGCCATGTCTTCCCATAATCCCCGGAAAGCATCAAATCATATTTGTTATTGCTATTCTGACACACAACAGCGACCAGATTCCCCCTGCCGTTGCAGGCTATCGAGTATACGGAATAGCAATTATCAGGCTTGAAAGGTTCTGCCGTCTCCAGAAAATCCGTAGAACGCAATAATCCCACATTTGCCATATAGCACGAGCAATAGATATGCCTGCCGTCTCCGGACATGGCAATCCTCGTTCTATCGTTGCTGAAAAAGTATTCGTTTACATTAGGAAGGTCGGAAGGTTGTCTTCTGGTCCATGTCATTCCACAATCCTTGGAAATATCTATTAAGGCTCTACTGTCGGAGAATGCAATCACATACTGACCGTCCTTTATATTATTGCTTCGTCTTTTTAATACACTCATAAACCTTAGTCCCTTGTTTTTACGGATATTGAATAGGCGCCAGCGGCATAGCACCAGATACTAATCTCAAAGATATCTCCAGCGGAAACACTGATTGAAGTACCGGACATCGAAGTGAACGCGCCGGTATTGGGTATCGGCTGTGTGAATGCCGCCGATGCGACGCAGCGGATATACAAGTCATTGCCCACTGACATTCCGGAAGCAAGGCTGATGTTCGTGGCAGAACCCAACCTTGCAGTGATACTTCTCTTGGAAATTGGCAGGGAGGCCAGTGTCGTGACCGTATTCGCACCGGTGACTGTCGGGTCACCGACACCTTGCGGCCCTTGTGGTCCTTGCGCACCAGTCGCCCCTTTAGGTCCAGTAGCTCCGGTAGCACCCGTAGCGCCTTTTGCTCCGGTAGCACCCTTCAGGTTCTTGAAAGCAAAGGAAAAGGTTCTGGCCAATGCGGTACCACCGAGAGAAACGGTCACGGAGGGCGTACCGATGTTGGCGTCAACCGTAGCAGTAGCACCGGTAATACTGGCACTTGCACCTGCTGCACCCGTGGCACCAGTAGCACCGGTAGCGCCTTTTGCACCCGTATCACCTTTGTCTCCTTTATCGCCCTTTGGACCTTGTATTCCTTGTGCACCAGTGGCGCCTTTTGCACCAGCAGGACCGGTAGCACCAGTATCACCTTTTACTCCTTGCGGTCCTGTGGCACCGGTATCACCTTTCATGCCCTGTGGACCTTGTACGCCTTGAGGACCTTGCGCTCCCGTATCCCCCTTCTCGCCTTTATCGCCCTTTGGACCTTGCAATTGTCCTTGACTTTGCCAATCACCGTTATACCAAGCATAATATGTATAAGGCAATGCAGTTCCAACGGAATAGAAACCAGTGATGTTTGCCCCGTCAGGTACAGCAGTCTTTAAGGCATCAAGCGTATCGTAACGTCCAAGAAGGGTGAATGTATCTCCCGGCTTGCCTTTCACATAGATATCCGTCTTAACGTATTCTTTAGCGCTCTTATCCCATTGGTATACATAGTGGTCTGCACCGATGTAGGTAGGATGTTCTGCCGTATCAGTAGCATTCGCAGTAGCCGTCTCCGATTCCTGCTTGAGGGCAGCAAATTCAGTGACACGGGTACTTTCAGCATTTACGCGTCCGGTTTCGGCTGTTTGGCGGTTAGTTTCCGCACTATTACGTGTATCCTCAGCAGTGCTTCGGGCATTCTCAGCAGTAACGCGCTTACCTTCTGCTGTAGCACGACCGGTTTCAGCATTGACACGACCCGTTTCGGCTGTCTGTCGGGTTGACTCTGCGTTGGCCCGCACTGTCTCAGCATTTTTACGTTCCTCCTCGGCGCTGACACGTTTACCTTCGGCAGTAACACGGCCGGTTTCGGCAGTTGCCCGTCCGGTCTCAGACGTCTGTCGGACCGCTTCAGCTTTGCCTCGCTCTGTCTCTACCGTTTTCCTGAGACCTTCGGCTGTCACACGTTCCTTTTCGGCATTGATACGCGTAGTTTCAGCAGATGCGCGGGTACTTTCAGATGAAGCACGCTTTGTCTCAGCCGTTTCACGGGATTTCTCAGCTTCCTTGCGTGCGTTCTCCACTATGACACGCTCCGCTTCGGCTTTGCGCACTTCCTCAGCAGCTTCCTCAGCAGGGGCAGACAGCAACTCAAGCGGTGCCTCGACCACCGATTCTTCCATACCGGCAAGACGGAGGGCGGGCAGGCTCACGATATCGGCCAGCGAATCGACAATCTCCACATCGCCCACACCTTGGGAGCCGACAAGAAGGGCTTTCTTCACCTCCTCTACAAGCTGGTTGAACTGATTTGATTCCAATACCATAATTTTCAGAATTGATTTAAGATGGCTGGATGACGTTCAGTTGGTTAATTACCGCACGTTTCACGGCAGCTATGAGCCGCGAGTTCTTCACCACAAGTTCAAGAGCCTTGCAATACTGTTCCGGGATTTCCACCGCATCTTTCGAGTAGTAGATTTCCCGTGCCAGGTCTTCAAAGCCTATATCCAGAAGGATACTTCCGTTGTACATCATTTCATTGCCGACCGTTTCGGCTACGTCGAAGGTCTGCTTGGCGCCTTCGAATGAGGTCTGGGCCTCGATTTTCTTAAAGTTGATTTTCATACTTTCTATTTTAATTATTCTATATACTCATCCATGACAGATACCAATTCCCCAAAACCCGTTTTATCACATGCCATTCACGCCCGTTGATATTCGTCCTGGAAGAGTTCGCGAACGTACCGGAAGGAAAACTGATGGTATTCCCGTTCGGCATTATCCATATCTCATGCCCGTCAGAAGAGGACGGAAGGGATATAGTACAGTTGCCGTAAAAAAGCAGTGTGTGGTCGGTCGCCTTAATGCTGTACCTTGTAACCGAAGAGAGTATCACGTCAGTATTCCGGTATACACCTTGCGTCTTCAGCGGCCCGGCAATTTCCAGAGTCCCGGAGGACGGAGCATACATCTTCCCCACTATCACATCACCACCGAAATAGCTCTCGCCGGAAGATACGTGTATGGCCCTATTGCGCCCCGGAATGGTTGCAGAGATGGTTACCACCCCTTTGACTGTGCCCGCTTCCATAGTCTGGTAGGGCCTTATCAGGATGCTATTGGCTCCTCCGTCCGACGCTATCGCATGCAGATAGTAGCTCTTGCTGAGTTCGAATTGCGTAGTGCTATCTGTAAGGTCGGTCACGAACGCTCTCGAGTTGGTGGATATACCGTTACCATGCAGATACAGATAGTCACCTATCCGGCCGCTGGAGGCGTTTATCTTTCCGTTTACGGTGATGCCGTTCAATATGGCGTTGGCACCGGAAATATTTCCTTTCAACGTAAGATTATTGGCTGTGATATCGTTAAGCGTGGCATTGGCACCGGATATGGTACCTTTCAGGGTAAGGTTGTTCGCGGTGATATCGTTCAAGACAGCATCCCTGCCCGTTATACCCCCTTTCAAGGTAAGATTATTGGCGGTGATATCATTCAGTGTAGCCCCCGCCCCGGTAATGTTGCCCTTCAACGTAAGGTTATTAGCAGTAATGTCGTTCAGGATGGCGTCAATACCTGAGATATTGCCTTTTAATGTCAGATTATTAGCTGTGATGCCGTTCAGCGTAGCATCCGTGCCCGTTATGCTGCCCTTTAGAGTCAGGTTGTTTGCCGTGATGTCGTTCATCGTCACACGCCCGTTTGTATCGACCACGAAACTGCCGTTGATGATGGTCTTTCCCGTAAAGTTTATCCGGTCAGCCTCGATTGTAGCATTGGATATCAGCCTGCCCGCTTCGCCTTCGGTGATGAACGCGCTGATTTGAGCACGCCTGACGATATCACCGTTGGGGTCGACCTTTTCCGCAAACATGGTGGCGATATTGCTTTCCGTCACTAAACCGGCTTTGTCGATATTGGTAATGTTACCTTTGGAATCGAAGGTTATCTTCTGCACGAACTGGTCTATACGGCTGGCCGTCTGGCTAATGGCTGAGGTGTGCTGTTCCACGGTACCCTTCAGGCTGTTTGTGGCGGTCACCATACTTTCTATCTTCTCGGCAGTCACATGAAAGCTGCCTGCATGGGCGAACAGCTTGCCGTCCAGGTCAGAGACGGACGCACTGAAGTCTGCACGAAGACCGCGGGCCGATATGTCAATAGCAGACTTATATGCTTCGGTGATTCCAGTCTCAAGGCCTACAAGACCGGACGTGAATTCAGATTTCAGACCACGGGCGGAGATGTCGATAGCAGAGGTGTATTCTTGCGTTATACGACTCTCAGTATTCGTCAGGTCCTCCGTGAACTTCGCTTCAAGGTTGCGCGCGGTAAGCAGGAATTCACTGTGATACTCTTCAAGCTTGCCTGCCGTGCTTCTGATTTCGTCAAGGTTCGCCTGAATCTTCTTGTCTGTAAGTTCAAAACGCATATTGAATTCCTCGCGCAAGTCAGCAAGAGCATCATCGGTTAGCGTAAGTGCATACAAGTACATGTCACCGGTAAAAGACATGTGGAAATCACCGGTTCCGTTCCACTTACCGGTTATCTCCATCTGTTTGAATTCAGTACTGGGATATAGGTCCTTAGAAAAGGAAATCGGGGTGTATTCCTCAAAACCTTCTTTGTTCTCGTTCTTGAAATGGAAGGCAAGAGTGCCGGGGCGCTTCACCAGATACTTGAAAGAGATAGTGAACTGCCGGGGGCGCTTGAGTTCGTCGAAGGTCTCAAAATCCGGATGGCGGTAAAAGTCTGAGTTGACCTGCTCGATATAGCTGTTCTTAAGGCGTAGCACATTCTTTGCGCGTTCGCTTACTATATCGGCGAAAGATTCCTTGTTCGCATAGAAGTTACTGTTGAAGTACAGCAGCCGACCGTCAACTCGGAAGATGCGTATGTTGCTGCTACCGGTCCAGTACTGCATGTCAGCGGCAAAAGACGCATTGTTAAGGTAATTGTTCAAGGCATTGATTTCATCACGCACGGATGAGATTTCAGACTTGATAAGTCCTTCAATGACAGTGAACATTGTCAGGATGTCCTCACCGGCCATCGTAAGGAATCGCCCTTTGATTTCTACGCCACCTTCCGGTGTGTACTTGATGTAAGTGCTCTCATCACGGGCGCCGATATAGGAAGTACCGTACACTTTCATGTAGGCATGCCCGGTGGATTTGTCAACACCGAAGGAGATTACATCTTTCCCCGTTAGGTTGAAGTCGTCAATGCCGGTGTAGAAAGTTATAGACGGGGATGTCTCGTTGGTAGACGATAGCACGATTGCGCTTTGAAGGTCTACATCTGTACGGTGGCCCAATCCTATAATATCGTCACCTGCTTGGGGGATATCACTACCTTCATCACAGATGGCCTTGGATAAGTCAATATAGTCACGCCCCACAGCCATGACCTCACGCCAATAGTAGCGGTTGGAGGCGTTCAGGGTAGTCCCTTCGACGATGTTGCACTCCTTTGCTTGCGCCAGCGAGCCTACACTAAATTCGTTTGCTATCGCTTCACCTTCCTGCTCGGCAAGGAAATAGCAGCGGTAGGCATCTTCCAGTTCCTCCACGCGGATGCACTTCATACCGGCATGGGTGATTATCTGTTCACCGCCTACATGGGTGGCTTTCTTAACCTGCAGTTCTTCAAAGACGGCCTTTATCTTCACATACAGACGGTCAACGACAGCTTGGGAAGTACCGTCTTCACGGACGGTAATACCACTGCCATTCTTGCCAATCAAAAGGCCTTTTAAGAATGTGATAACCTCCTCCGCTACGTCGCTTGCATCCTTTCTCAAGAACATTCTTAGGGTACGTAAAGCAGAGAATACATTGAAGTTGCTTGCGGCCGTAGCGTCGTTGGTCTTGATGACATAGATGTTGCTTCCTCCCGAACCGGTGAAGGTCTGTCCCTTAAAAGTCAACTCTTCGACTTGCGTTTCAATATCGGAAAGGCGGGAATAGGCGGTGCTTTCGCCAATCGTATACTGCGGGGAATCGTAAGGCTTGTCGAGGTTGATTTCAAAGCCGATGACACGGGACAAGCGCCCGTCCTTGAAGTAGGCAGGATTGACAAGGTTGATGCGCTGTCCTATGTCAAAGCTGTGATTTATTTGGTCTTTGTGTACCCAGATGGAGTTGAGCGTAGCCGTATAGGTGCCGTCGTCGATGCAGGTCTTTGCCACGTACTTCTTTGCAGTGGCAAGCAGTTCCTCTTCGGCAGCAGCCACCAGCCCAAGTTCGGTTATCTTCTCGGCATTCCAACCAGACAGTACATACTTGTCACCTTTTGAAGGGAACAACACTTCATCCGGCAAGGAACGGCCGTAGTCTTCATTCTGTACAATCTCCCAAAGCTGGGCATCAGGATTCCATGTGCCGTCGTCGTTCTTTTCGGTCAAACCAAGAGGATTAAAAGCTACGCCGAACTCCATGCCGTTGAGCTTACCGGACTCGAACTTGATTTTGAGTTCCTGACCCTCAAGAATGTATTCCTTCGAGAAGCTTATTCCGGTATCAGTAAAACGGTAGAAGGTAGCTTTAGTATTCGTGCCATCCTCGTTGTTCACCTCACTTTCATAAGAGCTTACATCGGTAATCTCCCCTACCCGCTTCGGATATATGTCGTCGAATACAACAACTGCTTCGATAGCTTCCAAATCGCTCAACCCCTCGCGGGCGTCTACGTATGGAGTACCTGCCGGAAGCATAAGGCGCTTCTGAACGATGCCATTAACGACGGCACTCTGGTCTATCGGGCGATAGTTGGTAGGGATGTTGCGCGTTGAACCGAACGCATAGATTCTTGTGGCATAAGTACCTTTGCTGTCGCTTCTACTGATGTCTTTAGCCTCCTTCCCAAGCTCAATCGTGACGGCATCCGAGAACTCACAGCGTCCGAAGTTGATTACATGGTCCGTTACCCAACAGTCACAGCCCCATTTCTCTGCCATGCTAAACATGGCGTCAATGAGGTTCATGTTCTCATAAGTCATCAGCTTTGATGAGTTCTCTACACTGCTGTCAATGGAAAACGTGAAATCCTTTCCTCCATAAGTATAACCAAGAGCTTTCAAATTGCGAAGGAATACACCCATCTGGACATCCAGTGAAGCGGTAAGGGACCAGGACGCTTCCAGTCCTCCGTACTCCGGGGTGTACTTGAATATCTTTGTTTTCCACTTGAAATAGTAAGCGTCAAAACGAAGTTCATAGGAGTAGCCTCCGTTCTTGTAGGTCGGATAGGGAATATCTACAATCTGATAGATTTTTGCTAATTTACCGCCCATGGAGGCATCGAGTACCCCACGCAGGTCAACGTAATCACCTACTTGGAAATCGACTGGGGACAGAGTATTAAAAGGTAGTACGACATAGTCCTCTTTCATTAAAGAGAACTTGCCTTTTGCACCGGGATTGATACCAGTTGAAAAGCAGGTATTGCCTTGTATGTCCTTAATATCTATCATGTAAACAAAGGTCGGACATAAAAAAAAGAAGCCCTAAAAATTAGAGCTTCCATACACGACAATGAATTTAATGTCGTAAATTTCTAGCCTACAACACGGTTAGATGGATTATACTCACAGAATTTGGCTGATATTTTCCCAAATGTTCGGTCTAAGCTTTGGGCATAAGCAACGCTCTTTCCTAAATATAGCAAATGATAAATATCACTACTGTTCTCAGGAATCTGAATATCAATTTTACCTTTGTAAAGTTCTTCATAAAAAGCTGTTCTCTTTGCCTGATAATCGGCAGGAGAATCACCTTCTACTGTAAAAACAAGAGTTAACTCACGCTCATCAAGCTTGGGGTTATCCATAAGAACTTGTTTCCCATGTTCCAAGCGTGATTTATTCTCTATAAACTCTTTCAGAGGTACCGGTGCTCCCAGTACATCAAGAAAGTTATCTCCCATTCTAACACCCCACTCTTTTAGGGCTTCTCTTCCGTTTATTATTAATTCTGCCATAACTATTATAGATTCTTTATATCCTGCTTGATATCATTTGTATTATCGAGTATTCGCGGACTATTCTTGGCAAGAATAACAGAGTTTTCAAGTATATCTCTACGGTCCATGTTACCTTCTACTTGGAATGTTCTCATTTCATCTACGATTCTTTCCATATTGGAGACTTTATCGGTCAATGCCTTTATGTCCTCTGTCGGGAAAACAATATGTACCTGCGACTGATAGCCGCTCGCTATTGTCTCTTTGGCTCTATCTGCGAAATTAGGAGTTCCAGATAACAAAGTTGGGACATCCTCGCTTCTAAGATTGAGCAATGAAAGTTTGCCATTGATGGATGAAAGTAAACCGGTCTGTTGAATGGACTGGTTCTTTATTTCTTCCCCGGCAACCTGCAAAGCTGTAAAACGTCCGTTAAGTTCTTCGCCGGTATCTTGTGACATGGCTTCAAAACCCTTACTACTCGCCTGCTGTGAAAACATGGTTCCAAAGAACTGGTTGATGGCATCAACTTCTTTCTTCATGTCGTCAACCATCGTCTGTTTCATGGAGTCGAGGAGCTGCTTTTCTTCGGAAGTCAAGTCGTCATCTCCCATGGCCTTTTTCCACTCATTGTACCACTTCTGCATCTGCGGTTTGAAGTTCTCCACATACATGGCCTTAATCAAAGCCTTGCGCATGTATTCGCTCATGTCATCGGAAATATCCTCCGCTGTGGCCTCTATATCGCACAAGGAATTCAGAATACCATCAGAGAACGACTCCCATTCCTGCTCAGCTTCATTACGGGCGTTCTCCGCTTCCTGGGCGGCTTCTTCCGCACGGTTGATGGCTCCCGTATCAAGAGTGGGGAAAAGCTTGTTAGCCGCATCCACAATGTCGACACCGGCTTTCTGAATTTCGGCTATCATCTCGTCCAGAGTCTTGCGCTCGGCCGTATCAATGGCACCGTCTTTCATAAATTCCGTATATTTGTCATACCAGGCCTGAATCTGAGGCTGGAGCTGGGCAGTAAACATGGAATCCACCAAGGCATTGCGCATATATTGATAGATATTGTCGGCTATGTCCTCGGCGGTAGCTTCTGCGTCATAGAGCACACTCTTGATACTGTCGGAGAAAGAGTTGAACGCTTTCCTTACCTCCTCTCCAGAGTCTTTCCACGCGTCACTGATTTCCCCGGCAGCATCGGCGACCTCCTTGCTCAACCCGTCAATGTCATTCTTGATGTTTGTACGCTCTTCATCGGTTACAAGTCCATCCTCTGAGTATTCCTTCCATTTTTCCCAGATGGCCTTGATACGCGGTTCGTACTGTTCAAGGTACATTGCCTCAATAAGCTCTTTCCGCATGGAATCGGAGATATTCTTGGCAACAGTCTCAGCAGTAACTTCCGTATCATACAAGGAACTTAATATCCCATCGGAGAATGATTTGAATTCCTCCTCAAGTTCTTTCTTTAGGTTGCTCTCAGTAATGCCAAGAGTATCACTCAGAATATCCTTAGCGGCCGTAATGTCGTTAGCCAACTTCTCCGCTTCGTTTCTTAACGCATCCTTTTCAGTGCCGGTTATGTCACCGTCAGACATGGCTTCCTGAACCTTCTTGTATAACTCCTCTATCTGCGGTTGGAAGCTATCAGTGAACATCTTATCAACCATCTGCTGACGGATGTACTCAAAGATGTTGTCTGTCACATCCTCGGCAGTGGCTTCGACGGAGGACATGGCAGACTTGACGCTATCAACAAACGACTGCAAGTCTTCGGCGTTCTTCAGCTTGTCAGCAAACAAACTATTAACGTCCTCTACGCCCTTCATCATCTGCTCAATGTATTGGTCAATCTGAGAGCCGAGTTGTGCCATGTCACTCTCGGACAATCCGTCTTTGGAAAGCCCTTCAAAGGTCTTGTACAACTCTTCCATCTTGCTCTTGTACTCCTTTTCATACAGAGCGTTAATCATTGCCTGACGGAAGTAATCATAGATATTATCAGAAACATCCTTGGCCGTCACATCAAGGGAAGTAAGAGAACTCTGCATACTACCGATGAAATCCTCATAGTTATCCGTGCTACTGTCGGTATCCTCTTTGGTCCATCCGAAAATTTCCGCAAGCTTGTCACGTTCGGCAAGTGCGGAACCGGCAATTGCATCATACTGCTTCCGAAGAGCCTCCATCTCCTCCTTCGTAATGCCTCCTTGGTCTTTATTGGCCTGGGCAAAGGCATCGTACCACGTTTGAAGGTCCTCGGTAAATTTGTTGCCTACCATTGTGGTAAGCACGGCACGCTGCATATATCCGCTGAAACTGTCAGAAAAGTCTTTCGCGGAACTGCCCATATCCATGAGGGTATCCACAAAACTGTCGAAAACGCTATCGAACGTTGTCTGTGTCAGTTGTTCACTAATCTGGTTCTGAATATCCTCAATCCTTTCCTCTCCATCTATAATGCCGTTCAAATATTCTTGCACGTCACCGTCCATCTTCGCCCAGAAGGCAGGAGCTTCGGATTTAAGTTTCTCCAATTGCTCAACAGTGAGGTCAAACAGTCCGGTCATTCTTCCGGTCCCGATAAACTCTTTGGCGGCATTGACTGACATGTCGAGTGCGTCGGCAATGTCCTGCCAGTCGCTTGACGAGGTGTTCTTTGCCATCCGCTTGCCAATGGAATGGGAACCTGCGGGATGCACCGGAATTAAGACGTTCTTTTCCCAGTAGGCGATATGCCTCAATTTGCTTTTCAACAAGGCCAAGCGCCTCTTCTCCTACCTTGTCTGCCTCCATGCCGTAGGAAATGCTGATGTATTCCTGCTTCTTGTCTATCAGTTCATCCCATATCTCATTGAGCCTGGTGTACTCCTCAACCATCTCGTTATAGTGGGAATAATCGGCACCGAACATCCCGTCCAATGCGGACACTACAGAGGAAATTCCAGAAACCGCACTCATTGCGCCTCCGACAATATCACCCGACATGATTTGCCCGACCCCGGATGCCGTTTGTCCTAAGCCGCCAAGCGCATCAATGGCACTTGTTATCTTACTGTCGTCAAATCCGAATATGTCGGCGATACTTGAGCCAAACTCATTCAATGCAGGGGCAAAAGACGTCACAGTATTTCCTATATCGGTGATTCCTTGACCGATTTTCTTGGAATCGTTGCCACCCTTTTTTATGGCTTCTATCCCTTTCTCCAAGTCAGAGACGAAAGCCTGCCACGGTGATTTTCCTTTAAGTTCATCCTTTAACCCTTTGATTGCGTCTGTAACATCCTTGATGGATATTTCCCCTTTTTCTATCCCTTCAATGTCTTTATCGGTAAAGCCCATTCCTTTCAAATCAGCAATAGAAATGTCTTTATCAGTACCGGACATGTACTTGACAAGGGTTTCGTATTTGTCAATGATGGACTGAATAGCGGAAACGGACTTATTGCTGGCATCTTCAAAGAGGTCTGCCATCGCCTTTGTGGAGTGACCGAACTGTTCATCAAGCTGTTCAAGAGCCTTGTTCTTTTGGGCTACCTTGGAAGCGTACTCCGGGCTGTCGGTTTGCAGTTTGGCTATCTCGTCATTGTACTTCTGAATAAGATTTTTGCGCTTTTCCTGGTAGTTGCCGAACTCAATGAAATACTCCTGCCATGCTTTTTTGTCGGCTTCAAGTTTGGCTTTACTTGTTGAATCAATATCGCTTTCTCTTTTTTTAGCGGCATTAGAAGCCCATGTGCCAAGTTTCTCCTCTTGTTTATCTGTCAGTTTTCCACCTTGCTCCATTTCCCAATCCTTGCGCTGTTTTTTAATAGCATCCAGTTCTTTTTGATAGTCCAAGTCAATCTGAGCCAGCTTCTTTTCAGTGCCATCCTCCATGAGGTTGATTTCATCCTGCTGGTTTTTCCGACGAATGGAAAAGAGTTGTTCGGTAAGCAGTTCTTGCTGTTTGAGTTGCTTGGCGGCTGCTTTCTTGGCTTGATTTTCCTGCTTAGTCAACGAGCTTCCAGTGATGCCACCTAAATCTTTATAGGCTTTCTCTTTTGATAGCATATCTTCACGGGCCTTTTTTACCTGTTCCGATGTTGCTTGTTGGTCTTTTAAAAGAACTTCATAACCTTTCTTTGCCTTTTCCCAATCGGATTTGGCTTTCGCAAGGTCTTGCTGGTAGGTTGAGGTTTTACGTGACTTTAACTCCGATTCAAGTATATCTATTCTACTTTGCAATTCAGATTCAGTAGTCGCACCTTTCAAAGAACCAATGCCTACATTCAAAGAATACCACTTATTATTCTTTCTTGCTTGTTGAAGGCGCTTCATTTCATTCAGTTCTGACTTTATCTGAATATCAGTATTTTTCTTTAAATCAAGTTGCCATTGAGCGAGTTCATCTGAGCGGACTTCTTTTTGATAACTTGTGAAAATGTTTTTTTCTTCATCCAACTTTGATTTCAAAGTAGATAAAGTTTCATTCCTATATTTGTCAGCAAGTTCTTTCTCTGATTCATTCAAACTGTTTTTATGAAAATTCGGGTCTTCTCCGAACCTTTTCCATAATCCGATAACCTGTTCGTATTCACCAATTAGTTTTTTAGAGTTGTTGTAATTAATTTTATTCTCTTCTACGTTCCTCTTTCCAGCTTCCTCATTGTATTCTTTCCATAAAGCTATCAAGTCTCTAATATGTCCTTTTTCATCTATGTATTTTTGGAAGAGAGCGGGATATTCATTCTTTATTGCATCCATTGCCTTCACTCTATCCATAGAAGAGGTATATTCATTTTGAAGGGTGGAAATCAATTCTTCAAGCCTTTGTTTATGTTCTTGCTCTTTTTTAATAGACTGTTTCTTTTGCTCGTCAAATCTTTTTTGCGCTTTCTCCGCCGCGGTTGTCGAATCGTGGAAAGCCCACATTGCAGCACCAAGCCCAATAACGGCAGTAGCCAACAAAACATAAGGATTAGTAAGCATTGCAGCGTTTAAAGCTAACTGCGCTTTTCGTGCCAATAAACGGGCATTGGTAAGTCCAATCTCCACAAGGGTATGCTTACTTTCAGCAGCAGTAACAAGCATCACTGCGGTCCGGTATGTACCATAAGTAACCACTAATCCAGCCAAGACCTTCCCTACTGTTTCATAATTCTGAATCAACGAAGTTGTCATTTGAATACCGTCCATGATAACACTTTCCGACTTAGTTCCCAATTCGTTAAACACGGAATTCAAAGCATCCTGCATCATAGACAACTGACCATTGATAGTCTTTGAAGCATTCTCAGACATATTGTAGAACTTACCGCCTGCCGATGTGGCATCTATAAACGCCTGCTGTACCATTTCAGCGGAAACAACACCTTTGGACATTTCATCTTTGAGTGTAGCAATAGACTTTCCTGTCTTTTCGGAAATAATCTGTAACGGGTTGAATCCAGCGTTTATCATTTGATTCAGATCCTGCCCCATAAGTTTACCCGCTGCTGACATCTGTGAAAATGCCAAAGTCAGCGAATTGAACTTACTGGATTCTCCCATAGAAATATCACTAATGGCTTTCAAGTATTTGATAGTGTCTTCTGCTTGTATGTTAAATCCAAGCATCATCTTTTCTGCTCCAACCATATCTGACATAGTAAGTGGAGAAATCTTAGCCAGCTCCTTGATTTGCGGAATCAGTCGCCCTGCTATATCTTCTCCAACCATAGTCTCAATAGCGGTCTGCATAGATTGAAATTCGCCACGCACACGAATCATTTCAGAACCTAATGCCTTTAATACTCCGGCGCCACCAATAACTGCCAGCGCTTTCTTCCAAGATATAGCGATACCTTCGTTAGTTTCTACTACTTGTTTCCCATCATTCTTATAAAGTGTATATTCATCCCGGAGTTTCTTTACGGAAAGACGCGCTTCGGCTTGCTGTTGGGTGAGGTTGAATAAAGCATCCCGTTCTTTACCGAGCGCTCTTTCTTGTTTGCTGATGTGATTAAGCAGTTCTTTATCTTCCCCACCTCTTGAAACGATGTTCTTATATAACTCCTTATTTTTACGAATAGTTGTTTGAAGAGAACCTATGGCATTCTTTTGAGCGATAATCTTCTCTGTGAACCCATTTACAGATTGGGAAGCATCGAAGATTTTCCTTTTGAATCCCGTTTCCATCTCCGCTCCAGCTTTGGCTGCATTAGTCACCAACTCATCCAATCTTTGATTAGATGCAGCAAGTTGGACATTTAAAGCCTTGAAAGCAGCAGGAGACTGCGTGCCATCCATGCTCATTAACTCTTGTTTTAACTTCGCAATTTCATTACGGAGCCTTACAACTTCTTCCCAGTCACTACCTACCTTAAAATATAATTTCGCCATATCTATTTCTTTTTCCTACGATTAGCCAATTCCTTACCACTGATTCTATTCACTTTTTGACCACCATATACTGCGTGTAATTTATCCCGTTGCATCATCAGCAAATTCCGATAAGGGATAACCTCAAACACTTCTGTATAACTCAGATGAAGCGTGTCAATCAAATGGGCTATCTGCCCGAAGAACGTTGTGTTTCCTACTGTTTCGGTCTTGCTGCCAGCATCGACACGTTCCTCATCGAGCTGACACACTGAAAAGCCGATATATCCATCATAGAGAAACAGACTTCCAAGGCATCTTTGACTTCTTCAAAAGTGCCGTTCTCCAATTCTTTGACCAAACTATCATTCCCGCAGATGAAGCATGAAATACCTTTCAGCATATCTTCAGTAGCTTTAGGAAGCTCTTTAATAGCCTCCATGATATTATCTCCTCGCAGGGCGATATTGGAAAAATGATGAATGGCACGACAGATAACTTTAATTGTAGGCGGTTTGATGGTATAAACGATTCCACCTATCCCTACATTTTTAAAATCCAGCCCTAATAGGGCATCAGAAACCGTTTTTGCTGCTTGATTATTCATAACATTAAATTAAAAAGGCGGTGAGCAACCACCCACCGCCATCTGAAAACAATCCTTTTACTGAAAAATTATCAACCTTCCGGCACTACAACTTCCGATTCGTCAAACCACTTTTCGGAAGCCAATCCATCTACACCTGTGGAAAGGGGAACGGCCGAAACAGCCAATCCGACAGCCTTATCGGTATTAGAGCCACGGGCATTGATAGCCGCTTTCGGAAACACAACATAAACTCCGTCTTTGGTTTTACCAATCACACATTTATGAATAGGCTTATACTTGCCTCTTTCCCAATTCTTTTCTGTGGCTTTACCACCTTGTAAATCAGCCTTTGTAGCATAATCATACTCACCAATGGTGAAGTTGATTTTCACCTCACCCGGTTCAGACGTTTCCCGGTAGTACTCACCAGTCAAAGCGTTTTTGTAACGAGTTACACTTGCCTCTGCTTCTTCGTATTGATACGTGTCACCATGCACATTCTTGACCCGCTTCGTTGCTGCGTTTTTCAAGATGGTGGCTACTTCTGCGCCTGTTAATCCGGCAGCTGGAGTAGTAACCGTTTTAATCGGTTCTGCATAATACAGTTCGTCAATTTCTACTGCTGTAATCATATCATTTTACATTTAATACATTAAACAAAATTCTCACATTCACATAATGACACTTCAAAGCTGTGTCCGCTTCTGTACCGATAGAATCAATAGAGTAACGATATGTCATACCATCATAGGTGCTTACTACATCATCAAACAGCTTGCCAGCCTTTCTTTCAAGTTCGTTAAGCCGGATTGTGTTCGCTTCATTCTCGCTTAAATTGGGTACACATAGATTCACTTCTGCGAAAGATTTCTTCCAATAAGTTCCCGGCTGTTGTTTCTTCGTGTGGATGACAATCCTTTCGGACTTCAATTCACCCGTCAGCGTTTCTCCTGCTGGCACTATGCCTATCCCGAAAGCCTTGCAATCCCGGTAGAGGATGTTTCCTATGTCGGTGGTTACTATCATCGTTCAAATCTATCTTTCAATCTTTTTTCTGTCCTTATCGCTGCACTTCCTGCAACTTCAAATCCTTTGGATTCCACGAATGAAGCATAATCAGCTTCGTTTTTCAGAATTAAGCCATCTTCATTAACCTCATAATCATTCGATTCTCTCAAATGTTTTGTGTGGTCTTGATAGTTTCCGGTAGCTTTTGCATCTTCAACAAATGCCTCTCCCTCTTCTTTCATGCCAGCAACGACTTCGCTTGTTCCGTCCTCAAAGAACTGGTCAACATCCGAAAAGTCTGCATCTATTCCAACCATATTACTCTATAGGAAAAATAGTTTGTTTCCAAAGGGCTTTTAGCAACTCCTTCACCTCTTATGCTTCCATCGGCATTCAAACAACGAACCTCTGCACCTGCTTCAACCTTTGACGGCTTGTCAAAGACTACCTTGTACTTGAAATCATACAAAGCACCATTGATAGATACTTTCTTTTCCGCACTCATATCATCACAACGGCATCTGCATATATCCTGCCAGCTCTCACCACCTGTGCCGGGAATAGGTCTGCCGAACTCATCCTTATCCATCGGGGTGATAACCTTAACCTGCAATATGTGTGGAGCGAATATCATAAGAAAGTCACTTTAGGTTTGTTACTCAGTTCGTCTTTCAAGCCGTACTGCTTACACAGAAATGAATAGTAATCCTTAATGCCTTGAATGTTCCAAGACATAGAAAAACCGCCTTCACTGATTGAAGTGGCGCGAAGCAAAAGAGAGGGGATGAACTTCGCAATTGCTACAGAGACACGGACACAGCAATGCTCATTCATCTCATCCTCTCCGCTTATCTTCGAGGTAAGACACATATCCAAAATGTCAGCCTCCGATACCTGAATGCCGAATATCTGAAACTTCTGTTGTATGTAGTCGTTTACCGTCATCTTAATATGGTGTAATCAGTGTACTATATGCTGTATGGCTATAATGTGTGCAATACTTCGACTTATAGACGTACCGGAACGGGCATTTAGGAACTGAAATCTGTTTCCTTTGCATTGCCGTAATAGTTACTGTTTGCTTCACCGGACTATCCACAACCATAAATATTGGCTGCGGAGTGATCAGCACAACACAATCAATAGAAGATGCTTCAAAAGTGATACACTGAATGTCTGGCAAACCAACATCAACAGATGGATTCACATACTCACACTTGGGAGATTCCACACTTGATGCCTGCACGTCCAACGAGACCAAAGACATCATCAAAAAGCCACACATGGCAAAAATAAAATTCTTCATTTCTTTTCTGGTTTATAAAATTAGACAATGGAAGGGTAGAAACACTACCCTATCCTTACTCGATACCTAATGCTTCTTTCAGCTTGGCAGTTGATTCTTCATCCAGTTCTGAGACCTTAGCCAAAAGAGTTTCTTCTTTCATATTGCCGGAAGCCTGCACGCCGATGGACTTCAAAGCATCAATCAAAGCCTTCTTCTCAAACTCCTTTTCAAAGAGAGAGATTTTCACCTCCTTCTTTTCTTCAGGGGCTTTCACTTCGGTATTTTTTGCCTCAATCCGTTCAGCAAGTCTGCGGCTTTCCATATCCAGCACACGGGCTTCCTCACCGACTTCAATCACTTCACCGGGAGTATAATACTTTCCGGTGAACTTGTCGCGGAAAACTGATATAACCTTTACTTTCATATCCTACCCCCTTATGCTGATTGAATGGATGCAATTTCGCTCAAATCGAAATTGGTAATCAAATCTGGATTGGAAATCTGCGGAATCCACTCTGCCGTATATTCCATGTAGCGACCGTTTTTGTCACGGTAGTTGGAGATAAGCATCTGCCCCTCTGACGGGATATAAGTACGTCCTTGTACTGGGTCTGTCGCTTCATACGGGGTATGATGGCGCATATAACCAATGTTGTCAGAAGGTAACAGAGTAATACGGTTATCCGCGTAAATCTGCACATTCTTTCCCGTCTGGTCTTTCACGTAGTCCTCCTTGATTTCAATACGCGGCAAACCGATGCCGGTGAACACTTCGGAAGCCAAAGAAGAGGAAACCAATCCCGTACTCAACTTCATTTCGTTGCTGCCGAGAATCATCTTGTACTGCTCACCAAATTCAGATGAACCAAGAATAAGCTTGTTGAAAGATGCACGAGTCATAACCATCTTGGCATAAACGCCATAGTCCGGTGCCAAGGAATGAAGTTTCTCTCTCAAATAAGAGATAAACATATTCTTTCCGTCCACAACCACATCTCCACTTTTCGGCTTGATAAAATTGAACGGAAGGGTAATCTCCAGCAGTTTATTATTGGTCTGACCGGAAGTGATTGCAGCGTCTTTGTTGTAAACGGTGGCTTCACCAAGCATCAACAGCGCACCGACAATAATATCCATACGCTTGTGGGCGGCAAGGGTAATCTGACGGTAGTCGTCTGCCAGGAAGTTTACAATCTCTTCCATTGCAGCCTTTTGGTCGGCTGGCTTAGCGGCATTGAACTTGTCAATCAAATCCTGCAATTCAGAAAGACGGTCAATAGACATCTGGTAAGCATCACCCAAATAGGCAATCTCACCATATCCGGAACCGATGTTCCGACGTTCACGGATGGGTTTCTCTCCAAAACGCGAATTGATGGAGCCGGCCATAACTCCGGTTACAGAACCGATATAATCCTTGAACACACGAGTAGTCACTCTGCGGAAAGTAAGATACTGCTGCCAATAGATTGTGTCCTTGCGTGTCTGGTTCACACGTCTGATGATAGCGGAAACAATGTTCGCATCATCGAATAATGTTTGAATCGTTAAAAACATATCCTACCTCCTTACTCGTTAAATTCAAACCATCCCTTCATGTTGGCTTTATCGTTCTCGGAGAACGGCATAACCAATTTTGAGGGTTCAATTTCTGCGGCTGTACGAAGCAATGAAACCAATGTGATTCCGTCCTCAACCTTTGTACGGTTAAACAGAGCCGAATTAGCTACATACTTTTGTTTTAAACCATCAACTGCAACCGCATTGAATAATACGGCATCTTTGGCGATATTCTCACCAAAAGCAGCCTTGATAGTCAATACATCATAACCGACATTAGATTTATCAATTGCCGTTACTTCTGCACCTTTCTTGCCGCTTCCGACAAACATACCCACATAAGCCAAAGAGTTCTTGGCTACTTTGATAGACAAAGCCTCTCCACCAGTGGTATAGGCTTCCACAACTCTCACATTGATTACCGCATAAGCAAACTTGTTTTTCAAGTCCGCATAAATCGGTGTAAATCCGGGAAGAAAACTTCCCACTACCAGGTTCTGCGTGTCGAGTTTGAACGGGCCACGTCTACGAATGCCGGTCTGGACATCGTAGCGTTCCTCTTGCTCAACGGGCGGAACCAAGTCATACTTAAATCCTGCTGACATAATTAATTCTTGTTTTGTTCAACAATAGTTTTCGTACCCTCATCAATCATTTTAGCGATAGATTCAGATTCTTTCTCAATCTTCTTTTCCGCTGATTCGGGAGGGGTTACGCCTTTGAAGCCGTCATTTGCGAACTCCTGCTTCAAGTCCTTGAAATATGCGTCCAAGTCCTCATCGTCCTTGATGGCGCATCGTTTGGCGTAGTTTTCGGGAATACCATACTCTTTTGCCTTTGCCATAATCTGCTCCTGCCGGGTAGCTTGTAACTTCTCTGTCTCGAATTGAGCGAGCTTATCAGAAAGAGGTTTAACGGCTGCACTCACTGCGTTAGCAATAATAGCCGCCATGTCGTCCGTCTTATCTTCCAGCTTCGGATTAGGGTTAGGATTGGGATTAGGATTCTCAATTGACTTACCGTCTTTAAGGTTATGTTTCTTCTCGTAGTTGGAAACTGCGGTCTTGGAAGCATCCCCGGCACGGAAATCACCATAGGAATTTAGCACGTCCGAGAAGCTGATACCCTCAACAATGGAGTTTACCTTTGTCTCGTCCGTTACACCCTCTGCCTTCTTAGTGGCAATTCGGG